AATTTTGTCTTTTATAGGCACAAAATAAGTTATATTTAAAAACGGATAAGACTATGGAACTATCACTCGACAAAGCCACATGGGACTTGCATCTTGACGCAACAGGCAATATCGCCACCGTTGGCGAGGCCGATTTTCCGGCGTTGCTTTCGCAGCGCATTACGCACAGATTGCAGACTTTCAAGGGCGAGTGTTTCCTTGACCGTGAAATAGGGGTACCCTATTATGAGGAAATCCTAAAGAAAAACCCGGACCTTGGACGCATACGCTCGCTTCTATCTTCCGTAATCTCAAGTGTTGACGGAGTGGACAAGATACTATCGCTCGATTTGTCGTTTGACCGAAAAACAAGATTGATGTCTGTAACATTCCGAGTACTGGGTCAAGACGGATCAATTGCTACAGGAGAAGTTTAGATTATGGGAACTTACGTAACCGAAAGCGGTCTCAAGAGAAAGACCTTGCAGGAATGCCGCGCCGAAATCGAAAACGCATTAAAGCAGGCTTTCGGGCCTTCCTTCGAGACATCAGCCGATAGTCCGAACGGACTTTTGATTAGCCAGCTCGCTCTCGGATTCTCGAACGCCTGGGAACTCGCATTCGAGGTATTCTCAAGCCGAGACCCGGCGCAAGCCGTAGGCGTCTCGCTTGACTTCGCGGCGGCCCTTAACGGCATTACGAGACAGTCTGCGAGGGCGTGCTCCGTGAACGCAGTCGCCTTCACGCTCGATTCGTCGGCTACTATCCCTCAAGGTGCTACAGCCGTAAGGACACGCGGCAACCTTGACTTTACTCTTGATTCTTCCGTTACCGTAAGCCGTTCGGCTTGCGAAAAGCTCATGATTGAAGATGACGGAAGCCAGAAGAGCACTGACTACGTTTTCCATTTCACTTTTGGCGATGTTACGCTTAACAACTCGACAGAACAGAGCAACCTTTACAGGCTACGCCAGCTTATCATTGTAGCCGGAGGCAAGGCAGAATTTTACGGCGGACGGCTCGCCGTATGGGTTGACGGTTCTACCGTAGGAATAACGGGCCAGCTTCCTGACGATTTCAACATCTATGCCGGAAATACGGGCTCTTTTACTGCCGTAACCGAAGGCCTGCAGACTTGCGACATCGGCGAACTCGATGCCGTTAGCGGCTCCGTTACCGGCTTTGACTCGGTGTATAATTTTGTCATTGGCGTTCCAGGCCGTGATACGGAAACGGACGAAGAACTTCGCGTAAGGCGCGCAATCTATGCGCAATCCATCAAGTCCTGCGGCACAGACCCGTCAATCGAGGCGCACCTTCTTAACGATGTTCCTGGCGTAACGGCGGCATCCGTAACGAGCAACCGCAATATGACAACGGACAACGAGGGGCGACCTCCGAAGAGCTTCGAGGCGATTGTAGGTGGCGGCGAGGATTACGATGTAGCAATGTGCGTTTGGAAGAACCAGCCGAGCGGAATACAGCCATACGGCAACACGTCCGTAGAAATTGTTGACGAAGATGGCGACAGGCAGATGATCTCGTTTTCGAGACCACGCGCCAAATATCTTTGGGTGCGCATAACGTACAGGCTCTATGACGAAGAGACGTTCCCTGGCATAGAAACGCTAAAGGCGGCAATCTTGCAGTGGGCAGACATCGAATACAACATCGGAAAGGACGTAATTCCAGACCGAATTTATCAAGGCATTTACGGCGTTCCAGGAGTGGGCCAATGCTTGATAGAGATCGCATTGACGGAAAATCTGACGGACAGCCCAAACTATGTGACGGAAACTATACCCGTTTCAAGCACGGATTACGCCGTTCTTTCTACAGACCGCATAACGCTGACGCCAGCAACGTAAATCGTCTAGAATAGTCTTACAGGAGTTTATTTGCAATGGAAACGATAGTACCTTACAAGGAAGAGTTCAAGAAGTACATCCCGGAACAGTACAAGAACAGCGAGAAACTTCTGGATCTCGTCAATTCCTGCATGGCGCAATTTGACGACCTTGAGACGGCCTTTTTTGAAATTCTGCAAGCATTGAACCTTGCCGACGCCATAGGACCCGCATTGGACTACTTGGGCGCAATCGTCGGCGTAAAGCGCAATCCGGGCGAAAGCGACACGCAATACCGAGAACGGATCGTAAGCGGTTTGAACCTGTTGAACCTTCCGGGGCCGGAAGCGTTGCGCAAGGTTATAAAGTTCCTCACGGGTGTAGATTCAGTCGGCCTTTTTCCGAACTGGCCTGCAGAAATGTACTACGTTCTTGACGGCAGCACGGACGCAGACTTGTCGAACCTTGAGAAGAACAGCATGACAAGCGGCGCCTCTCTTGTTCGTGGAACGTTCCTTTGCGCCGAAGAGGGCGAGGGTGGATACATCGTAAATGACGACAACGGACAGCCAATTGTGATTGACCAGCGGTGGCCGGATACTGAGTACGCTATGGTGGACGATGAAGGCTACCTAATTGTGGACGATGAAGACAACGTTGTGGTCGGAATTGACTATTTAACAACGAACGAAAGTTTTGAACCAACCTAAAAACGGAGGACAAAAAAATTATGTTATTCAAAAGGATTAAGGACTGGGCGACAAGCATTTCCGCTTTCCGCTCTGGTGACGTGATACCCGTGGACGGACCCAACGGCACCGCCAAGATGACGAAGGATAGTTTGTTGCAAGAGACCGCTCAGTCCACGCTCGCTGGTATAAAGAACCTGCCGGACAAGAACGAAGGCTATTTGGCGCTTAACGACGCCAACGGTACGGGCAAGTTTGAATTTTCTAAAATCTTTAAGTACGACGTTGTTGAAAACGGCCCCAGTGTTTTTTCAAACTCTGGATTCGTCAACAATGATGGAGGTACGAACCCAGACGCGGATTATCGCTATACGGACTATATAGACATCGGCGATGCTTTATCAATTGATGCTTGTGGCGTATTCAACAATAAGTATGGCGGGGGCATAGCGTTTTATAACTCTGCCAAGCGTCATATTTCATCCATTTACAACACGGGCGGAAATACCAAAGTTGTTGACAAAGCGGACTTCCCTGATGGAGCTGCATTTATTCGCATCACGACATCAACCGCCTTACTGTCCAGTTCATTCGTGAATCTGAAAAAACTACCGAAAGATATTACTGACGTGACTGACTCATTGGCCATTTTTATTGAAGAATTGGAAGCCAAAAGCGAGGTTGCGGTTAAGTACGACGTTGTTGAAAACGGCCCCAGTGTTTTTTCAAACTCCGGATTCGTCAACAATGATGGAGGTTTGAACCCAGACGCGAGTTATCGCCATACGGACTATATAGACATCGGCGATGCTTTATCAATTGATGCTTGTGGCGTATTCAACAATAAGTATGGCGGGGGCATAGCGTTTTATAACTCTTCAAAGCGCCATATTTCATCCATTTACAACACGGGCGGAAATACCAAAGTTGTTGACAAAGCGGACTTCCCTGATGGAGCTGCATTTATTCGCGTCACGACATCAACCGCCTTACTGTCCAGTTCATTCGTGAATCTGAAAAAACTGCCTAGTGACATAGTGGAATATGTTGATAGCTCTAGTCCGCGTGGAGAAGTTTTTAAAAATTCTCTGAATGCTCGTTCCAACTCTATGGTTGATGGCGATGTATTAACGGTCAACAATATCCCTAGCGTGCAAAATAACAACGTTCTACATTTTTTTGCGTGCATAACTGCGTTTGATGCGGTAGAAATTTATATAGGGTCCTACAATGGTATGTGGGAATCTGGAAAAATAAAAATAACCGCCTCAAGTGTATATTTGTATAAATGGAATGATTCTACCTATGAACTAATCGCACAGCATGGATTGACATTTAGCGAATTTATCCAAGCTGATATAATAACTGTAACACCAAATCGCAAGTCAACTCTTATAATCAAATCCTCGGGTAGTCAACATTTTGAGTGTGAATTGAATCCGTGGCGTGGCTATGGGTCCAATTTTACCGTTACTTCAGTTGGTAGTGTTTTATCCAAGGTATTTATGGCATATAGCGGTAAATGCTTTTCTTACATAGATACTGCAATTTTCTCTGACTCGTATTCAGAGGGTATCAGCCAAAATCTTGAGGGGTGTTCTAATTTCGCCATTGATGGGTATGCCGGTAGAGGAAGTGTTGCCGCTGTTGGCTCCTTCGAAAAGATGCTTGTGTTGGGCAAGCCTAAGTTTGTGGCGTGGGTAATGGGTATGAATGACGGTGACTCGTCAGAATCTATAAATGAAGGTTATAAAAATGCTTTTGACGGTATGCGAACTTTATGTCAGTCAAATGGCATTTTGTTCGTTCCGTTTACGATTCCGAATGTGCCTGGTCGGATTCATTATTTTAAAAATTTGTATATAAAAAATAGCGGTTTATTCTATGTGGATATGGCGTCAGCACTGGGTGCCGATGAAATAGGGTCGTCTTGGTTCAGTGGTATGTTAAGTCAAGATAACGTGCATCCAACGGCACAAGGCTATAATTTTATCGCTGGATTGATAAAAGCGAATTTTGCGGGTATTTCGAGTGATCATAGTGTTGAAGGGGAGTGATTATTCCATGTCCAGTATCAATGAAAACGAACATTCCAAATGGCGCGAGTTACTGCAACCGCTCGTCATGGCGGTGGTTGCTTTTAGATTGTAGGGAGGGTAGTATGGACGGACAGCTTATTGCATCTATAGCGGGATTCTTGGTGGCTGCTGCCGGATGGCTCAAAAGTCATACGGAAGTTAATGCAGTAAAACGTGACCGCGAAACGACCAAGGCCGAACGAGATACGGAAATTGCCGTGCTGAAGGCCAAGGTGGGCGACCTCAGTAAGAGTAAGTGTTAGCTGATAGCCACGGACTCATAACCCGCCTTTTATAAAAGGAGTAACTTTATATGCAAGACTTGAACAAGGTAATCTGCACATTTGACCAGCAACTGACTAATAAACAAGTATACTAAACAAGGAGGAACTCCCCTATGCCTTACAATAGACAAATTCCAGATGCCCCAATTCCAATATCAATGTTTCCACGTGCTGCAACGCTTACGGATGACGATATTGTCTTAATTGTTCAGCCTCTAAATGAACCAGGGCAGAAAGTACGCACCATGACACTTTCACAACTTGCGGCTTTCATTGCTGGCGGAGAGCTTGGAGAAATTGTATTCGTGAACGTGAACGGTTTCACTTCCACGGTCGGAAAGAACGGATACAGCTATCACCACGATGCTGACCAGTCCTACAATGCAGCTCTTGACTATGCGATAGACAGTAACGGAATTCACGTAAATCTCGCTACTTCCGGATATACAAAGCGCTTTGAAGCCAACGGCAACAGCGTGTTATTTTCGAAGACAACAAGCGGGCTTGTGGACAAGATAGAAATCTTCGAGAACTACATACAGATTTCGCACCAAACCAGGAACGGCGCCAATGTAATCACGCATACAAGCCGCATCGCTTGGGACCACATGAGGACGCCGGAAGTGCGCGTCATGCAGGACGAAAACAACTACATCCCGATAAGTTGGGATTCCACAAATAACGAGTTTGTCATTTGGCAAAGGGCAAATAGCGGGACGGTGGCGGTTCCTAAACTCCATGTTTACGGCACTTTGTTTGTAGAGAAAGATACGACTATTAATGCAGACCTTTCCGTAAACAAGACGCTCCACGTTACGCAAGGTTCAACTTTTGATGGTATAGCAGAGTTCAACGACTATATTATTTCCAAGAAAGGTCTTGATTCCAGGGGTAAGACTGCATTGCAACGTCTAAACCTGGGCAGCAACAAGAGTTTCTTTGAAGTCAGCGAAAATACAGATATAGACACGCTTTTGTCCGGCACGACAATAGAAGTCTCTAAAGGGGATATTGTAGTCGTTAGGAATACCAGCGGAGGAAACGATATAACGTTATCTGTAGGAACGTATGACGTGAACCAAAATTACGTTACTACACTGAACGCTTATTGCTCTATGACGTTCATCCGAACGGGCGTAACAACTGGCAATGGCGTGAAATGGTCTCCGCTTGGAAATGCCGTTGTGACTTTATCGTAAAGGAGTATAAAATATGGCAAGTACATCCGGTGAATTTAGCGTTGTTCATTACTTTGATGCTGAAAAGAATGAACTGATGTTTGTCCGTTTTTGGGTAAACGGGCATGAGGTTCTCATGCCTTTGTCCGAACTTGTGTACGGGCTGAAAGACGGCAAAGACATTGAAGCCGTAATACCCGAAGATACAAGCGAAGAAAACAAGCTCGTAAACATGAACGAAGTCCTTGAGGCTATCGGACGCTTGCAGGAAGTGACAACGCTTGCGGTTGCCAACAGAAAGGCGGTTGAAGCTACAAGGAAGAAGGCGCTTGAAGAAAGCAAGAAAAATTTAAACTTGAAGGAAACCGCCGAAATTGAAGGCGTTGAACACGGTACGGATACCGAAGAAATTAAGGTTTCCGAATCAAAGAAATTAAACAAAGTACAGGAGGCAGAAAATGTCTAGCAACAACGTATTGCCGCAGACCAGTGGCGACTTGAGCATCGTACACTATGCGGACGCCCAAGGCAACGAAAACTTTTTTATCCGTGCATGGGTGAAAGGCAGCAAAGTGCTTATCCCGTTGAAGGAAGTGATGGACGATGTGAACTCGTCAATCGAAAACATCAAGAAACTTATCCCTGAAGGAACAAGCGAAC